GATACTGGGTATACCAAAAGAATTATATCGTACTTTGCCACAAAATACCAACCAAACTTATGTCGAAAAGGCAAAAACGCTTTATGAATACACAAAAAATATAACGCTGATACGCTTAGTGATTGAAAGACTGAGCGTGGAAGAAATTCGTTTGTTTTTTAAAGCGAATCACATGAAAGCAGAAAAAACACTTCGGTACATCAATAAGGTAAAAAGCGTGTATATATACAGGGACTATCTACGTATGGCGAGAGAATTCGGAAGTGACATGACGGACGAATTTGTGCTTTATCCGAGAGATTTGGACGCGGCACATGATGCGATGATAGAAGTAAGGGTGGAAGCAAGACGCAAAAAGGAATTAAAAGAAGCGCAAGAAAAAGATGAGGACTTAAGAAAAATATACAAAAAAATAGCAAAAAGGTTTTCCTATGAAGATGATACATTCATTTTGCGTCCGGCTAAAACTAAAACAGAAATAGTCAAAGAAGGGCAGACACAACACATCTGTGTGGGAATGGCAGGTTATGCAGAGAAAATGATAAGGGGCAGCAGTTACATTTTGTTTTTACGGAAAAAGACGGAACCGAACACGCCGTTCTACACGGTAGAAATCACGCCGGAGTACGAAATTGTCCAACGCCACGGAAAATACAACCAAGAGGGTGAAGAGGTGGCGGCGGTAGATAAATTTTTGGAAACGTTCAGGAAGGAGGTGGGGCACATTGAGGTCGATTATGCAGCAGGGGCATAACTGGGATTTTTGCTACTTGTGTGGCAGAAATCACACAGGGGATCCTTTTGGATTGGAAACACACCATGTATTTGGTGGCGCAAATCGGAAACTTTCAGAAAAGTATGGATTGAAAGTGCACCTTTGCGGAGAACGATGTCACAGGAACGGCTTGGAGTCAGTACATAAAAACAATCAGGTCAATTTGTCAGTAAAGGCAGCAGGACAAAGAGCGTTTGAAGCAACGCATGGAACGAGAGAGGGTTTTATGAGAATCTTCGGGAAAAATTATATTTAGGCACCTCTGGCTTGAATGTCACGGGCAAGCCATGTTAAAACCTCCCGGTTAAAAGCCGGGAGGAAATAAAGGAGAAGAAATGAAACAGGACATAAAAAGAGCAGTGATTGAACTGCTCAACGATTTAATCAAATGGATAGGAGGCTATGATGGAACAGATAACAATAGTATTAAATGACATGGAAGATGTCAAAAGGGAAATTGACAACTGCCAGCGTAAAGCGGTAAAGAGTGTTGTCGGACTTGGGTATATCTTGAGAAAAGCGGATGATGCAGAACTCTTCCGTGAAGCAGGGTATTCCAGTATATTTAAGTTTGCAGAAGCGGAATATGGTTGGAATCAGTCGCAGACCTCGCGCTTTATGGATATCAATAGAGAGTTTTCGAAGGATGGCTATTCGACTGAACTCCAGGAAAGATATACCGGCTACGGTCAGGCAAAACTTTCAGAAATGCTTACGCTTCCGGATAACATTCGAGAGGAGCTTTCTCCGGACATGAAACGAGAAGACATCCGAGAAGTGAAACGGCAAACAAAACAGGCAGCAGAGCAGGAAGCAGAATCTAACTTTGCGGCCACAGTGTCGTTTGAATCGACGGACAATAATTTCCTCACGGATTCAATTAAAACCCTACTGGGACAGAAAGAATTTGCTGACAAATTTAAAAACTTATATCCGCACATTACACGAATGATGAGCACGGGAACCGTAGATACCGAAGCGGTAGCGATGGCGGTATCAGGTACCGGATTTGGTTTTACAAGGGCCGGTGCGTACATGTATTTCTTTAAAGACACGGAATTGCGCATTACAAAGGGAATGCAGAAAAAAACATACTCATACGAGGAGTTCATTAAGTCAGCGGCAGCGATTAGAAATCCATCCGGATTATCCGCAGAGGAATGGTATGAAAAAGTGTTCGGCATACAGTTACCAGTGGAACAGAAGGAAGAACCACCAAAGCCACAGAAAAAAGAGCCGCCAAAACCGAAACCGAAAAAGCCGGTCGTAGAGCGAAAAAACGTTGATTCGGAGCAATCAGAGGAAAGAATTGAGTGCGATGGACAGACAGATGTCTCAAAATTCGCCGAAAAAGAGCAAATCGGAGACGTTGAACCAGTAGAAAACAACGAAAGTTCGATATTGGACAAGGATTCGGTTGCGCCGGCGCAAGAAAAACAACTATGTAGCTTTTGTGAAACTGGTGGTTATATTACTTCGGATGATGGTGCAACTACACTGACCATATTAAAATTACTGGACGACAAAGGAAATGTAAAAGTAGAGATGAGGGATGTGTCGGGAAAAGTAAGATTCAATCATTGTCCGATGTGCGGGAGGTGCTTTGGATGAAAACAAATCATAGAGAAGAACGACAGGAAAAGGTATACATCACAAAGGAACAGTTGACGCCGTCCCGGTTAATGTTAAAAGCCGGAGATGTGATTTATATTTATAAGCCGGCACCGATTGGTGAGAGAGTGAAAGGTTTTGAACGCAGAGTACCGGCGCAGATTGTGAAACTGTATAGAAATCATGCTCTGTGTGCTGTAAACGGACGACGTGAGGCGTTTACATACGCGGAGATTGCACAGGCACAGTTGAGAGAAAGGAAGGGAAAGAAATGATAGAAAGTGGTGATTTGAAATCGAAGATAGAACAGAAATTTACTAATTTGTATACGGCTCTTGTGATACAAGAAGGAACGATATTCAAAAGTGCGGGAGCGGAACTTCTTCTGGAGGATATGGAGAGCGGTGGCTTCTTTGATGCCCCGGCAAGTACAAGGTATCACGGGAGTTATGCAGGAGGACTTGCGCAGCACTCTATCAATGTATTCGAAAGAATGATGGAAAGCGAAGCACCAAGAGATTACGATGCAGGAACAATCGCCACGGTTGCCTTACTGCACGATATATGTAAAATGGACGCCTATCGAAAAGAGAAAACGGAAGACGGGAAAGAAATTTACGTATATAACAAAGACGCTTTTCCGGCAGGACACGGTGAAAAATCTATTTTCCTCATTCAGCGTTTTATGAATCTGACCGATGAAGAAATCCTTGCCATCCGGTGGCACATGGGAGCGTTTGATGATGCGGTTAGAGGTGGGAGCCGGGATATAAACGCGGCATACAAACGGTCAAAATTGGCTGTATATTTGCATCTTGCGGACATGGAAGCAACATACATTGACGAAAGGGAGGAATGATATATATGTTTATTAAAACAACCGTATTCAAACGATTGCTGAAGGGAGCATACAAAAGAGATGTGTTACAAGTTGGCCATGAGGATAGCACAAATATATATTACATAATTGGCGGTTATTGGGCTGTCATGGTTGAGAAAAAGTTCTTTACAAACGCGGCAAAGGCTGCACTGGTTGAGCTGATTGGAGATTTGCCGGAAAACGAGAGTGTTAGGATATATAGTGACGGAACAAGGCAGCAGTTGATAGATGATTCAACATGGTTCACACTTGCACTTAGAGAACCGGAGGAATATTTAGAAAAAACGAATCTTTTGGTAGAAGAGGAAAAGTTTGGCGTTTTAAGCAGACTGTTTTCGGCGGGCGA